GAGTCCCACGCCATCAGCTTCTCCCGCTTGTCGGTCGTGTCGCCGATGGTGTTGATGTAGTTGCGAGCTGCCATGCCGATACCGGCGAACAGTGTCGAACCCATCCACATCTGCGCTGTCTGCCAGTCACGCATGTGCAAGCCGTGCAGCAGAACCGCCGCGTAGGAGTTGGTCATGAACGTGCGGAACTGCGTGAAGATTCGGCCGGTGGCCGAGTGCATGAGCTGCACCGTATCTCCTACGCCGCCTTCGCCGAGAGTCCGCTTAGCATTGCGCTGAACGAACAACGCCATCAGGCGTTTCTCATCGGGAGTCCAGGTGCTCCAGTTCTTCGAGATGTCATGCACGCTGTCCATACCCTTGAGCTTGGCAAATAGTGCTGCCTGATCCTTGGCATCCAGGCCGCCCGCGCGGAGCCGGCGAACCATGCTTGCGGAGACGCCTTCCTTGTTTGCCATCTGCACCAGCCGGCTTGCAATGCCGACACCAGCGAAGCCCTGAAGGAACTGCTGCATCGGGGCGATGCCCGAGACAACACTCATGGCGCGCTGGCCGTACTGCATGCCACGGTCGAGCTTGTTGAGCGTGCGGCCTACGGCCTTGTCGTTATTCCAGACAGACTCACCCACGGCATCGAGACGCAGGTACGGCTGGTTGCGCACAAAGTCTGTGCCCAGGCCCGTCACGTCAGCGAGCCAGCGAGCCTCGACCTGATCGAACTTGCCCATACGCATCTGCTTGACCATGTTGACCGCAGCAGGTGTCGCCTTGAGCGCGTTGCGGAAACCAACAGCGCCGAGGGTGCCGCCGACGCTTTCCAGCATCGTGTAGCCCACTTGGCCCATCGTGGTCATGAAGTTCTGCGAACGGATCAAGCGGGAGCCGCGAGTCCATGCTGAGTTCGGAGCGTCCGAGGTGGACTTGCCCAGGATCGAGTTCAACGTGATGTCGAGTGCGCGGGAGAGGTCCGCATCGCCAGCCTCTTTGCTGTGCTTCAGCAGGAACGCCTTGTAGCGATCCAGTTCGGCTTGCGTGCCCACGTCAACGTGCTTCTTCAGCGCGGCCCATCCAGACATCTCACGGATGAAGTCGGGCACCAAGTTGTCCACGTTGTTCTCCAGCAGATCAGCCAGGTGAACCGTGTGCTCGTTGCCCAGGTCGTCCTTCAGCGTTGCACCGAAGGATTCATCAAGATCAATGCGGGACTTCGCGCGGGCATGCACAGCCTTCTCGGCGACCTCGCGCTCCAGCTTGCCCACTAGGGCATCCACCTTCACCTTATCGACGCCAGCCTCAGTCAGCAGCTCACGCACACTGCCTGAGTCAGCAGCAGCGAGGGTGCCGTGTAGATCGCTCGGGCCTCCCATCGCTTTCTCGTAACCACGCTTGAGCCACGCGCCACTGACTTCGTGCAGGAGGTCTTCGTTTAGCTCCTCACCGGGCTTCAGGTTCTTCACCCACTCGCTGCGCATCGCGGGCTTCACCAGGTTCTCTTGCAGGTTCTCGAAGGAGAGACCCTTCGTTGCATTGAGGTCGGTGTAGCCCTTCGCGGAGAACACGCGGGGCAGATAGCCATCCGGTGACATCTCGTTCTCGAAGCCAGGTACACCACGGGCGCGTAGTTCGTCCGTCATGGTCTTGAAGGCTGCGGCAGCGTGCGAGGCAGTGGCCTCGACTTCAGGCCCCATGTCCTTCGCTACGCCACGGATGTAATAGCCGACTGACTCGTTGAACTGCTGACGGGCGACATCGCCGCGCACACCAGTGGATGCGGAATACTTCGCCCACTCCTGTTCGACCGCTGTGCGGTAGGAACCGTGGATGGTGTGATCCAGCAGCTCCGACTCCTCGGCTGCGGTGAACTTGGTCGCGACGTTGCGATCCGTGTTGCCCACAGAGTCACGCAGGAGACCACGGGATTCATTGCGAACCAGCGCGGAGTTACTGTTGCCGAAGCGGGCCGCAAGGTCACGGCGGACTTTCAGGAAGGCACCGCGAACGGGCGCTTGCTGCGCCGCTTCGTCGAGCTTCGCTTGCTGCCACTCGGGCGTACCCACAGCGGGGCCGTCCATCTTCGGTACGTTCAAACCATCGACGCGTGCAGCGCCCATCGAGTCCGCCGTGTTCGGCTTGGAACCATCGACGGCCGATGCGGCCTTGGTGAACTTGTTGGTGCCATGAGCCAGCTCTGCCAGCTCAGGTCCACGGAAGCCGAACGCGCCACCCATCAGGAACCCGAAGGCACCTGCAGAGACGAGATGGCCCGTATCAATCGTAGGGTCGTATTGTGAGGACAGTGCTTCACTGCCCACGTTGGTTGCGCCGGCCACAATGCCGGAGCGAACAGCATTCGCCAGTCGCCCAGCCGTGGCTGAGTAACCCAGGCCACCGGAGGCGGCACCGATAGCGAACATGGATGGATCGAGTAGACCCGCTGCTGCGTTACCCAGGAGACCGAACTGTGCCGAGTCCTCCTGAGCCATTTTGTTCTGCATCGCGAACCCTTTGAGGAGGTCAGCGTGCGCTGGAGACTGAGCGCGCTCCAGCAGTTCCATTTGATCTTCGAGACCGGCCTTGCGCCAATCCTCGATCACCGGCTTGAGCGCGTCGCCGTAGAAGTTCTCGTCGCGCTCAACACCATTCTCTTGTAGTGCTCGGTCGGCCCATCCGATAGGCCCCTGGACAATCTTCGCGCCGATGAGGTCATGGAACGATGTGTTGTCCTTGACCTTCTGCGCCTGCGCCGCATCCGTGCGGGCCTTTGCGTCCAGCTTGGTGACACCTGCGGACGGAACTAGAGGGACGTTATCCCTCGGTTGAGCGTACATGCTCGGTAGCTGATCCACAGGTGTACCTCGTTAGTGATTGCTGGTGATGAAGTCTGCGAAGGTCTGCAGGTGATTGGCGGGGTTGTTGGAGTAGTCGGTTACCTTCTTGGCGGTTGCCACTGAGGCGTCCCACTGACGCTGCTGGAACTCTGCAGCGGACGGTTCGGTTCCTGCGGGCAGCTTCAGCTTGCCGTTGAGGAGCGGGGCGTACTGGTCATTGAGCTTCTTGACGTTCTCGGGAGTGAGGTCAGTCGGATCGCGCTGGAGCTGCTTGAACGTCTGCTCGTTGCGCACCTTCTTGTCCTGCTCCTGTCGCTCCCATGCCGAGTAGTTGGCGCGGGTGGCGGACGGGATCACGTCAACGAACTCTGTGGATTTCCGCTCGACTCCATCGGTGCCCGTGTGGGTTACCTCATGGGTCACGGGGAGCGGCGTACCGCCAGCAGCGATGTAGCTCAGTCGCCACTTGTTCGCATCGCCAGGGACAGGCGCGAACAGCACCTCGTCATCCTTGCCGACCACGTTCTTGTCGATGAGCTTCTGCTTCCACATGGAGCTTGCTTCAGTCATCGCCTTGCTGGTGATGTCATCCATGCCGTCGCCGGTTCCGTAGTTGCGAACCATGCGGTCGTTCACTCGGATGAAGGACGCCTTCACTCGGGTCAGTGCGGCCTTTGCGGCCACCTCGGGAGATGCGCCAGCCTGCACCATGTCACGCACGGACAAGCGGTAAGCAGAGTCCATCTCGGACGTGTTGCTGATCGGCGTGTTCGAGCTGAACCAGCCACCGTCCCCGAAGTTCTTAGGGGCATCCTTGGCGACCAGCTTCATCGCTTCTGTGGTGTTGTGGTTGATCGTGTCGGTGTCGAGCGCGCTGCCCATCTTGACCTTCGACCACGCCTGCGTGTCATCAGCACCCAACAGCTTCGCCGTCTGGTACTGCGTGATTCGTGCGAGGGTCTTGTCGTCCACTTGGCGGGCGGCCCACTCGGGAGAGATGCGCTGCATCTGCTCGAAGATCCCGACGTAGCGTGTGGCACGTTGCGGATCGTTCTCGTCAATGCTGCCCGACAGGATTCCCTTGAGAGCCGGGATGGGTGCGCCGGAGAGCGCCGACTTATTGAGGATGGCCTGTACCTGCTTCTCGTCGCCGGACTGCAGAGCCGCAGTGAACGCACGGTCACCTGCTTTGCCTACGTCATCGGGCTTGATGCCGGCAGCGTTCGCAGCGAGGGCGTCGTAGTTGTTCCAGGCGCGATCTGCATTGCGTGCTTCCTGCGCCTTGTTGGCTTCCTTCGCCAATCGCTCGCCAGCCTCACGGGACGAGTTGATCTTGGCAGCGACCTCGGCGGCAGACTTGTCGTTCGCCTTGCCCCACGCGAGAGCGCGGGCACTACCTAGAACGCCCTTGTCGGCGAGTGCGTCGATCTGCACGGTGTCAGCGACTTCCTGATCGAAGCGTGCCTTCTCAGCACGATCCTTCTGGATCGTCTCGCCGCGCTTGGCGGAGAGCTGCAGCTCCTCCTTATGTGCCGGCTGGTTCGCCAGCTCGGGACTGAGGGTTGCCAGCGCCTTCTCAATATCCACATCACCCGTTGCGATGGATGCCTTGACGGCCTTCACCTGGATGTCGTCGATCTCGGTCTCGTGCATGCCCTTGCTCGCGGCATACGCACGCCAGCTCGCGGTGCCCTGCGGGGTCAGCATGTCTCCCTTCTGGAGACCGGAGACCAGCATGGATGACGTGCTCTCCTCGTCGCGGTGCAGTGATTCCGTGATGGACTGCTTGAGGTACGCCTCCTTCAGAACCGGCTGCTTGTGCGACATGGCAACCATGAAGGACTGACGGGAGCCTTCGGGGAGCTGGTTGTCCTCGACGAACTTCTCAGCGTGCTGCTGGAGGAAGGCGTCGATGTCCGCACCGGGTTCCAGGCGGGCCAGATCAGGCTGAATGGACTCCTCGAAGCGGTAGGAGGCATTGATGCCGTCCGTCTCTTGGTAGTGCGCCACGGCGCCGGCACTCGCCGTCTTCAGCCATTCCGTCTGATCTGCGCCAGTGACCGCCTTCTCGGCAGCGTGGGCATCGCCGGTCTTCTTGTCGGTAGCGGCTTGCTGCCTCTGCTTCTCAGCGCGGCCTTGTGCGTCCTGCTGGCCCTGTTGGGACACCAGCGTGGAGATGTTGTTGAGTGCAGCGCCGACAGCGAACATACCAGAGCCTTGTCCTTTGACGGCGTTGAGGTCTGCTTGTACGGGAGTAGCGACATTCGCTGACTGCGAGGAATCGACTGCCTGCCGAGGTGTAACGCGTTGAGCTTCATAGCGAGGCATGAAGATTCCTTATGTGGTGGGGTTGTCGGTCTTGATCTTGTAGGTGCTGTACGCATTCGCGCCGGACTTCGCCGAACCGACGAGTCCAGAGATAAGCTGACCGTTGATTTCGGAAGACTGGCTGCGAACCTGCTGCTGACTTTCGAGCTGACCGTTCTCACGGTTCTTCTCGATGTGGGACACGTCGCGACCGGACTGCATCATCAAGTCGTTGAGGATCGCGTCGGTGGAGTTGCCGGATGCGCCGGACTCGGCGGAGGCAGCTCGGGCAGCGGCGCGCTGCTCGCGTGCTTGCTTCAGGCGGTCGTCGGTCTGGACGGATGCCTGCTGGTCAATCTGATTCTGCTGCGTTTGTGCTTGCTGGTTCAGCGCCTTCTGCGATTGATTGGCGCTATAGACGGCGGACGCCGCGCCAACAACGGCGAGGATTCCGGCCGTGATGCTCACGGGTTCACACACTAGGGAATAATCCGAACTCGATAAAAGGGAAGCCGTTGCAGTCGTGGACTTTGTACGGCTTGAAGCCGAGCGCGATCATCCAACGCTGAGCGCGGACGTGTCGGGCATCGACGAGATTGAATAGGGCGGAGTACATCGGGGTGATGTCCGCGATGAACTGCTCGGAGACTTTGACGAACGCACGTGCAATGTTTCCGCGCGGGCCTGTGCTCAGCATCCAGGGGACGCCGATGGTTGGATCAAGGGTGAAGTCGGCAACGCCGTGAGCGGCCTGGGGGAATCCATCCCACCAGGCCACCGAGGCTTCTCTGCTGCTCTCAACGGATTCGATGAGAGCCTGCAGTGGTGATGCCCAGCCACAGGCAGTTAGCTCGTCCAAGTCTTCCGCGCACATATGAGCCGCGATGTACTCAAGCGATTCCCGTGTGGGTTCGCGGAAGGTGATTGTCATTGCTGTACCTTGGCCGTGTAGAGACCTTCCCATTGCACCGACTGGAACCAGGCGGGGAACGGTGAGTCGTTGGTGAAGGACACATCGACTGCATCGGAGCGCGAGGCCACGAGGAAGCTGTAGGTGCCCGATTGAGTCGCGGGGGTACTCAGGAGGAACGCTGCGTCACCTGTCGTCCTGTTGGTGAACGTGCTCTCCAGCTGCGGCACGATGGTGTCGATAGCCTGCGGGCGACCCTTCGGTGTCACGAGACACTTGAAGTACGTCGCGTCGTTGTAGCGGACAGTCATGCGCTTGATCTGCAGCCGACCGATCAGCTTGCTCACATTGTTCTGATCGCGGATGAACTGCTGACTCAGCGTGATGCGTCGGTTGTATCGGTAGCCCACCACGACGCGGCCCGTGTCCACTCGACCCGGCAAGCGGATCGTCTGACCGCCATTAACCAGCGTTGCCAAGCGCAGATCGACATAGGTTCCCGGTGAGGGCCAGTCGGTCGTCTTGAGCACAGCAAGGCCCGTGAGGGTCGGGAGCGTGAGCGGCACAGTGATGTCGGTGTAGTTGCCGAACTGCTGCCATACCGGCGTCACCACTTCACGGCGGTCAAGGTAGATGTCGTGATCCGCAGAGATCAGCGGGTACGTGGGTGCAGAACTCAAGTCCAGGCGCAGTAACTCCACGCCACCAGAGGGAGCCTTCGTAATCACGTAGAGCATCGAGCCGATAGCATGGACGTGCAGGACTGCTCCGGTGCCCTGGATGATCCAGCGGTTCCATGCGGACTGCTGCTTGGTATCGCCCGACCACTTGTACTGGTGGACGAACATCTCGCCGCCTACAGCGTTGCGCTGAGCGATGAACAGCATGTCGGCATCGCCGGCCTCCGCCATGCATCGGGTGTTGCCCGGTACATACGAGGGAACATGCGCGGTCACATCGGCCGCCTCGGGCGTCACCGTGTCATCAGACACGAAGTATTCCCGCACGGTGCTCCAGGACTTCGCCTGGTTGTCGTCGAGGAAGAACAGGCTACTGCCGGCCAGCACAGGCTTGATCGTGGGCGACACCCCGTAGGTGGTCACCGGGTCAATCTTGACCGTCTTGGGCGTCAGCGTCGGCGTGCCGGTGAGCTGGAACAGCGAGGTCTTACCCGAGGCGAAGATCATCAACGCCTTCTGATAAGAGATGCAGTGGAGCATCTCTGCCACGCCTTCAGTCGGGGCGTTCACGTCGATCACATCACTGTCCAGCAGCGAGGTCACCGTTGTGCGCCAGAAGTTGAAGTAGTGGCTGATCTCGGACATGACGATGTTGCCGGCGCTCGCAATGAGACCCAGGCGATCTCGGTGGAAGAACACATCACCGATGCGCTGGCCCACGATGGACGGAGACGGACTCGATGAGGTGTCACCTGCGTATCGCGAGTCCCACGCAAGGGGGCCGTAGGAGAAGTAGAAGCCGTCCGGGTTGGTGCCATCAGGGACACGCTTGAGACCGTGAGGCATCGTCGCGGCATCGAAGTAACCGAACTCGCCGGGCTTGCTGACTTCCTTCCACACCAGTGAGGACTGGTACTGCACGAAGTAGTTATCGAAGGCGTTGGAGCCATCACCGCGAATCTCGAAGATCGCGTTCGAGCCGGCAGTCTTCGGGAGGTCTTGGAAGGTCTGCACGGAACCCGAGAGGACACCAGCGGTCTTCTGCGTGGACAGCGCCACGTACTTATCGCGGTTCGCGATGAAGGTGTAATCGTCAACCGTGACGGCCCTGAAGGACTGCCAAGGCTCCGAGATGGTCGTGAGGTAAGCCAGCGAAGCAGCGTCCTTAATGACGACGTACTCCTTGCCGGTCTCGTGGTTGAACACGCGGACGTTGCCGGGATAGATCGCCACGATGTAACGCTCGCGACTGTCGCGCACGATGCTGTGGAAGTACGCGTTGTCCGGGATGTCAGACCGCAGGACGCTAATGAAGTCTGCAGGTGACCGGGGGCCAGCGCCGCGCGCCGGACTCAGATCACAGTTAACCGCATCGGCGATCTGCGTTGGCAGGCGCACCGAAGCGTCCTGCTGAGAGACCCCGCCAATCATCGACGGGATGGTTCCAGAGGTCAGCGGCATCAGCGAGTGAAGACTTCAGACACATCGGTGCTGTCGTTGAACATATTGCCGCGCGGCTCATAGCTACGCTCCTCGTCCAACAGTGCCATCAGGGCGAACTTCTCATCGTCTTTGGTGAACCCATAGGACTGTTCGCTACCCTGGAACTGCGCCTGGTACTGCGTGGCTGCGGTGACGGTGATGTAGCGACGTGCTGCTTCAGGCAGCGTCTCGAAGTCGAACATCCAGACGACCTCGACGATGGGGCCGTTGTCGGCCTCGAACGCATACGTGGCGTCATCGTTGTTGTAGAGCTTGCCGGCGCGCGGCGTGATGCGGCGCGTCTCGGACGTGGACGGACGAATCGAGATGACGTTCGCCGGTAGAACAACCTGACCATCGCTGGCCGGGGTGAAGTAATAATCGTAGTCACGGTTGAAGTACCAGCCCTTTGACTGGATTTCGCGTGCCTTGGTACGGAGGGTGTCACGCGCGATAGACGCGTCGGTGAAGCCCAGGTTATCTAGCGAGTTGACGGGACTCTCACCCACTGCCTTCAGCAGTTGATTGACAGCCTCAAGCTCAGTGGTTGCGGATAGTTGCATGAGTCTCCAGTGGGAACAAAAAAAACCCGCCACGCCTGGTTAGAGACGTGACGGGTTCGGGGTGTCGCTTAGGTGCCGACTGCGATTTCCGCAGCGCCAGCAGCACGCAGAGGGCCGTGGCCCAGGGCGAACTTGCTCAGCATCAGGGTGCCCTGACGGCGCGGGTCATAGGTGCTTTCCAGCGCCAAGTCCATCAGCTTCAGCGTACCGACCGCGCTCTTGTGGAACACAGCGGCAACCGACTTGCTGTAGTCCGCACGACGCGAAGCAACGACGCTGGCGTTAGCCGTGTCGTCCTGGTTCGGGAAGTGGTTGGTCTTCAGCAGCTTGATGCGCGCGATGGACTGGATCACAGCCTGCGAAAGCGAAGCGCCTTCGGTCGGGTTGTAGTCACGATCCACCAGGTCTTTCACCTGAGTCAGCAAGTACCACATGGCCGGCTTCAACGTGGCGATCACGTCTTCGTCGGGCACGTTCTTCTCGTCGAAGTTCTGACGAATCTGACGGATCGCTGCAGCAACCAGCGTTGCATCCGTTGCCATCGTCGCAGCCTTGACGATCATGCCACCCGGCTGACCGGAGACCGGGCCGGTGGTCTGACGTGCAGCCAGAATCGCGCAACGGATTTCGTTGAGCTGACGCTGCTTCGCCAGTTCGAGGCCCTGCTGCTTGGTGTACTCGCTGCGGACATCGTAGTGGTTCATGGCCTCGTCGATGTTCGGAATGAACACGTGCGAGATCAGCATGGGATCGAGGTTCACGATCACTTCGTTGTGCTGCACATTCAGGCCCGTGATCTCGGTGCCCGGTACGTGGTACTCGGAGCCGATGGTGCCGATGGCCGGGAACGAAGCCGACTTGCCGTGCATGATGTTGCGCTCGGTCACATGACCGGCCATCACATATTCGGCGACGAACGACGCAAGAACCTCAC